GACAATTAGTGTATTACGGTACAACATTGTAAGGTTTGCGGTTGCAGTTGAGAATGTGGAGTTGCCAAAGCTTCTTGTCACTCAATACACTGCACCAAGTCCTGAGACACTCAAAGAGAGTCTCGAAATTCTTAGGGAGATTGGATGGCCAGTAAATGTCGAAGTTGAGGCTACAAAATTGTCCAAGACTAGCGCATTACAGGGCTTTAATGAATGGTTCATGGCAAACACAAATTTTTGTCAACCATTACGAAATATTAAGACCATGGTGTCAGAAGAGACTCATCTGTTTGACTTCTTCAAACCTCCTGAATTCAGACACACGGGCACATACACAAGTGTTGATGCCGAAGTGAAATCCACAGCCAGATATTACAAGAACAACATAACTGAAGGGGACGTTGATGTTGAAGATGACGTGTGGGAGTTGCTTCATGAGCACTTTGAGCATTCCAGGTTGGCTAGGACAGCACTGGTTGTCAACAAGCTGATAAAGAAGTACTCAGTTGGCTTTGGGTTTATGGACCCAATCAGAAAAAAGACAATGACACGTAAAGTGTTAATGTCCTTGATTGGTGGAGAGAAGGAGTTTGTCAGACTGTTTGACTTGACATTGGCAAATATTGGGCGTATTGTTCCTGTGGCTCATGTGTTCACTAAATTTGAAACTCTAAAGGAGAGCAAATGGTTGAACAATATGGTCAGGACTATTGTTGGGGTGCCGTTGGCACATTATGCAAACACCTCTAAATTTTCATACATGCAAAACTTAAGGCATCCATTTGAAAAGTCTCCGATCAAAGTTGGCATGCCATTGACAGGTGCATGGTTTGCAGACATATGGAATGACCACTCCAAGAGGAAGAATCATTTTAATGGTGATTTAAAGCTTGCTGATTCATCATACTCGCGTGAGATATTTGATGTCATTAAGGCATGTAGGAAAAGAGGGTTTTCATCTCACAAGGACTATGGTCAAATTTGCAATATGATTGATATTGCTTATGACCAACTGATGACGATGCCGTTGGCATACAAGTCAACCGGTGAGGTGACGTATAAAGGGGATGGAGGTGCAACAGGACAAGGGAATACTTCTGTAGATAACAGTGTCGCACTAGTTGTTCTATACTTGGCTTCATGGAGGAGGATCACAGGAAAGTCTGTCAAAGAATTCACCCTTTACAACACACTTTCGAACCAGGCTGATGACCATATCTTGTCCTGGGATGAAAATGACTTTGGATGGAATCCGAATGCATGGATGAAAGAGTTCTCGAAATTAGGAGTAACTCTCACTAATGAATCCATGTCGAATGAGCTCCATGAGGCTAGCTTCTTGGCAAAAAGGATAGTCCTGGACCACCAGACAGAAGCTGCAAAGCTTGAAAAGTATGGTATCAAGGTGCCAAGGTTCATGACATGCCATGACAAGAATAGATTGTTAGGGAAAATTGCAGCCCCACAGCCACTTCGTGATCATCAAGCAAGAGCAAGAAGGTTGCTGTCCTACCTTTACCTTACAGCACACCATGAAGACGTGTACAGAGTTACAGTCAATGCTATCAGGAGATTGCAAGCGAAAACTCGTAGGGATTTAGGCATTAAAGTGCCTCCTTACAAGGCAATAATGCGTGCCTGGTACACACGTAAGATTAAGGATGATAGCCGTAGTAGGAACAAGGCTGAAGAAGAAGTTCTTGACTACATGACAGAAGCCCTTGACGAATTTGGCGATGTTAGAGATGTTGTGCATGTCTCTGAACCCAAATCACTTGAAGTGGTTCTAATCTGCTTGTCAATGTTGCCGCAGGTATTTTCTGCAAGATTCATGACATCACCTGCATTAAGATACATTCACAAGTTGCTTGGTGATAGGGTGGCATGGCCCATTGAATTCTTAAGACGGCGTAACAGCATGTTACAGACCCCTGGAGCTGTCGCCACTGCATTGATCAAAACCAATTATGAATTCATAAATGGAATTGACATGGCATGTGTCAGGTCAAGTAAGACTGACACAGGCCTACTGGTCAGTCACTGGGTTTTCACGTTTTTGCAATGGTCACTCTTGGGAGGAAATGGCCCAAAGGGGCTAAACCTCCTATTAAGAAGTGTCGACAATTTACTGGCAAACATGTACTACGTGTTATTTGGTCAGATTTCAGATGTTGTTGAGGCAGTAGGATTCGGGTATCTTGACACCATGTTACTTGTATGGTGCGATCTGATCCCAGATATATTTCCTGCATTAGAATTGCAGAAGATCCCTTTGGTTATACCTTCTGACATTTTGACAAGAAT